AATTAACTGCGGCTTCGAAAATCATAGAAGCTTTACCTTTGAATTCTTCAGAAAGGTTTTCGCCAGAAAGCATTGCTTCGATATCTTCTTTCATAGTTTTATCCATTTCTGCTTTCTTTGCTTCTTTCTTAGAAATTTTTTCCATTTGATCTTTTGCAGAACCTTTATCACAACCATACTTTTCTTCGAATGCTTCTTCATCCATAGATTCTAAGTCTTTCATAACTTCTTCCATGGTTGCTTCTTCTAGTTCTTCATCTTCCCATTCTTGATCTTCTTCTTCTGGTTCCCATTCTTCTTCTGCTTCGTCTTCAGGGACGTATGGAGCTTTAGCGCCAGAATTTACTGGAGAAGTAGCTTTTGCGACTGGACCTTTCTTACGGTTAACTTTACCTTCTTCGGAAGTTTCTTCGCCTTCTGGTTGGTTAACTGAACCGCTTTGTGCTGGTTGTCCAGATAACTTTTTCATAGGTTCTGAAGCGACACCTTTACCAGTAGGTAATGTTGCTTGAGAAATTTCCTTTGCAGCATCATAGTTGGCATCAGTGGTCTTATGACCTGCGGTTCCTAGGTCAACTTCTTTTTGTCCTGGGGTTGGGGTTAGTTTTTTGCCAGCACCGAAATTTTCCTTTCCAGCAGATTTAACGCTTTGAGTTAAAATTTCAGCAGCTGCTTCTGATAAATTATAATTAGACATTTTTATCTCCTTAGATATACAATTCTTTAAAGTATTTATAAAATTTAATATTTATAACCTATTGATATAGTTTTCAAATATTTGTAAAGCAACCTTTTCAATATCATGTTTAGATGCTTTCCTTATCATTTCTTGGGATTTTTCTAGGTTAGATTTTACCCATTCTCCATTAACCATAATCCATTCTGCTTCTTCCATAATACCATCAACCCAACAAGACATTCCAGAGGGTTGTAATACTGCATCAACGCAAGAAATTGTAAAATCGTCTTGTACAACTTTGATTCCGTTTGCTCCTTCTTTAAGAGAACCTAATGCCCTAGAAGAACAACCAAAAGAAACTCCACCTTCGATTAACGCTTTTAATTCTTTACCAGAAGCGGTTTCTAAAACTTTTGCCTTACCCCAAACGTCATTACCTTCAAATCTTAAATCTGTGATTAGATGTGAGATTTTATTTTCTGAAATTTTAGGGGACTCTTCGTGACCCAAAGTTCCTACTGCTCTATTTTTAGAAACCATTTCTTCGATATACTTTCCTACAGCACTTTCCATAACCGATCTAGGGTACATTCTTCCGTTACGGTTTGGTGTATCCGCTTGCATGAATGGTCCTTGGATATAATAATTTTTGCTACCGTCTTTAGTAGATTCCGTTAACACTTCGAAATCTTCTATGTCTTCTCTTAAAAGTTTCATTTAAATTCTCCTTTTGGGATTCTTGGTTTTGTTAAAAAGTTTTAAATTTTTTCTAATTGAAAGTGCATACCGTCTGGTTTATTCCAATATCCACCCCAAGAGAATCCAACTGTAGTAAAACAATCTACTAATTCTTTTGACATAGTTGGGGGTTTTCCAAACCTGTTCCAAGAAGCATTAATGTCGATAGCAATACCCCAAGAATGTAAAGACATAGATTTTGCCCCTCGCTTTGATCTAATATTAAAACATCCATCCCAAGTTTTTACTTGGTCGCTTATTCCTTTTTTTAGGATATTCTCAAAAGCGTTTGTTAATGGGGTAATCATATCTTTATTGCAATAAATCTTTTTGGGTATTGGTCCAATATGCAAATAGTTTGGAACAACCCAAACAGACATATTATTTTCTTTAAATGGGTTCCCGTATTTTTCCCAACAATCTGGTGAATTTACTAGAGGCATATCTTACTCCGAAGACATAATTACCAAATTAGTATTTGCACCAATAGAAGTAACGTTTGCTCTATAGTACGCCCAACCAGGAGCGACAGTAATAAAATAAGTATTTCCGCTTGTTGTTGAATGTGTAATCGTGGAGTGAGAAATCCAATGTTCAGTATCCAAAGAAACGTCTATTTTATAAGAAGCGCCTCCAGTACCTGTAACGTAAGATTGGATTACTGCATCACAACCAGTACCTCTTGGTAAAGTTTGTGCTGGTTTTTCTCCTGATTGTCCTGAAACATAACCGTTTAAAGCATAATTATCGATAAATTGTAAATTCGTAATTGCTGGGACTGAAAATGTATTGGCGTTTATAACAGTAACTAAACCCGTTAAAGCGTCGTAACTTGCTCCAGAAGCAAGAGTTACCGTTACATTATTGTGTAATATGTGTCCAGTAGACGTAATAACCACTTTACCATTCGCCCAGTCGTAATTGTATGCTTCTACTGGGAAGAACTGCTTTTGATACTTAACTCTTGAAACTGACATATCTATGTTTCCTTTTTAAATCTATTTACAGAATAATTTAATATTGATAAAAAATGTTTATCTGAACTGAGTATGAATTCCTCAAAATCAGATTTACCTTCTGATATATTTTCATATAGATTTAACATATATTCAGAACATTTTTTATCAATATTCAAAATAGAACCGTCATGAAAATATAACGGTTCTATTTCTTCTATTGTTTTTAGTTTTTCAATAATAGAAAAATCTGATTCAGATAACTCTATTCCATTTTTACCGTAACTCATTGAAAAATATTTTTTAAGTTCTTTTGAAAAATAAAGAGCCACCTTTTGATTTTTAGGGAATGGTTGAATTGCAACCAAACTAAAAAGTATATTCTGTGGTGGCGACTTTATAGTTTTCATTATATCTTATTGACTAATTTTCAATTTTCTCTTAATTTTCTTTTCAGCTCTAGCTAAACCAGTATCCATTTTCTTTTGCGCTTTTTCATTAGCACCCATATCCCATTGGCGTTTATTAACGTAGTTTTGAAGGGTTTCTTTGCTTAGTTCTTGGATATCTTCAATTTCTTCACTATATGATCTATTACTTGCGCGCGAGTAACCACCTAAAGGGTATGATTGTTCCGGTTTTTGTGGGTTTTTCTTCTCTGCTGCTTTTGCTTTTTTTGTTGCAATATTATAAGTTTTTTCGGCTTTTCCTCTTTCTTTTTCGAAAGTGTCCATATCATTAGCTCGCCATGCTTTGGACATTCGTTCCCCTCTCTTACTTGCAGCTCTATACGCTAATTTTGAGGAGATTTCGTCAAGTTCTTCAACTTCTTCGTTGGTCGCTTTCTTAGCGGCATAAAAGGCACCAAGAGCCATTTGAATTCTTTCTTTCTTGGATTTACCTTCAAACTTGGGGTTGTCAGAATGTACAAAATCGTGGATCCACTTTTCGGCTCCATCGGAAACAGATAACTTTTCTTCTAGTTCTTCTGATTCTTTTCTTAATAACTTGAAATCTTGAGAATCTAATTTACCATTTTTATTTTTATCAAGTTTGTGTTGGTCGCCTTTTAGTTTAGTTTCAGCTCTAGCTAAACCAGTATCCATTTTCTTTTGCGCCTTTTCATTAGCACCCATATCCCATTGACGTTTATTAACGTAACTTTGAAGGGTTTCTTTGCTTAGTTCTTGGATGGATTCAGATTCTTCAAAATCTTCGTCTTCAAAGTCGTCAACTGGTTCTTCTCTTTCGTTTTGAACTAGGGTTTGTGCAACTTCGATTCTTTTACCAGCAAGAGCGTCAGAAACTTTCTGCATTAGAGCGTTTTCGATTTCTTTTCCCATTTCGCTAATGTTATTAGAAAATGCGAAATCTACCGCTTTAGAAATATTCTCGTTCATTATTGACTCCTAAATTTATTATTTATATACGTTGTATGGATTATTTGGATTTTGCGGTGTTGATTCTTGACCTTGTTCTTGTCCGGCATCAATCTGTTGATCTGGTTGAGGCATCAATTTACTCTGCAATTCCGCTGCTTGAGCTTGTAATTTAATTTGATTGCTCTGATCTTCTTCTTGATTTTTTATGTCTTCCTTTTTTTCGGTTTCCATCTCTTTACTCATATGTCGAATCTCGTCGTCATTCAACCTTAATACATTCCTTTGAATCCATTCTTTTGAATAATATTTCCCAACGTAAGGGTCAATAATCCCAAGAATCCCCAATCGACCTTGCATCAATTCTGCTTCTTTCAATTCAGAATAGTTATTATCTTTTACGAAGTCGTAAAATACGCCCTCTTTATATTCTTCCCATTCTTCTTCTGTACAAACCCCTTTTAAAACTAATTGAATTCTCATGATTTGATCAAACATATCAGAAAATTTATTTCTTAGTTTGTCAATAAATTTAGCAAACTTTAATTCGTCTCTTGTAATTTCGCTGCTTCTACCAACATTATAAACATTTTGTGGGTCCAATCTATTTACGGGAACGTTCAGAGATTTATACAATTTTCTCTCAAAATATTCTACCATATCCATATTTGAGAAATTGTCTAAAGATTCCAGAGTTTTAATTTCTGTAGTTGTTCCGTTATTTCTTCTAGGCATCCAAAAATCTTCGAGCATGGATAAATGTTTTCTGTCGTCTCTTACTTCTCCAGTAGTGGCGTCATACACCAATTTATTTCTATATTTGGTCATCATATCCCTAAGATATTGTTCAGCTTTTGCTTTAGGCATATCACCAACATCAACGTAGAATACTCTTCTAGAAGGAGCTCTTGATAGCTTATAAATCACAGAAGCGTCTTCAATCATTCTTAATTGGTTTAATGGCTTGATTGCTTTATGTAAATAACTTAAAACGACTGCTCTTCTAGCGTCCATTAGCCCCGAATTGATATTGATTACAGAATCTGGAGCTATTTTAATACCTTGAACGCTTGAAGTTGCTGTGGTGCCGGATACCATTCTATCGTTATAGATATAGTATTCGCTCACATCTGTAACGACTTCTACTCCTGTTTCTTTATCTTTTTGCTTTTTTACTTCTCTAATTTTTCTAATTTTTCTTGGATCAATATAGCGTAATTCTTGAATACCTTTTTTTGGGTTGGTAATATCAATAATTGCGTGGTAAAATAATCTACCATCTACATAATACCTTCTGAAAATATCAGACGCCATATTATTATAATTTAAAAGTTTTAATACAACTTTAAATTCTGATTCAATAGCGTCTCTTAATTTGTCGGACATTTTTGCGATATTGTCTGTGACGATATCTACAGATTTTCCATCATCGTTTTGTACTATAGCTTCATTAATAATATCTTCAATAGCAGATTCAATTTCTGGTTGCATCGCCATTTCCCTATAGCGAGTTATTAATTCAACCTCGTTTTTTGTTATTCCGTCTAAGTCTATAGTTTGAGAATAAAAAGCAGAAGAAGAAATTGTTGTTGCACCGTCTTCGTTAGCAGGTACAGTAAAACTTGGTATTTGATCTACCTTTTCTTCTTCTTTACGCTTTAATTTAAACCCGAATAAACTGAATGATTTATCTGCCATATTTTTATTCCATAATTAAGATTAATTCAATATTTATAGACATTAAGAAGAAGTCTTATCTGTACTTCCAGTATTAGATTCCCACCATTGCATTGCGAAAGTTACGGAAAATCTTTCGATTTGGTCGTTTTGATCCCAACCCAAATTAATTGGAGAAATATCTACTGGAAAGCACTGGACCATTTTATATTCTGCTAGAATACCTTTACCGTCTTTACTATAATGCCTAACGTATCCATCTTTTTGGTAGTCGTTTGGTGTGATTTTTGCTGAATCTCTAACGTTTGCAACGTGACCATTCAATTTATTCATCCAACTTTCTAAGAAAAATCTTGGACCGCTCTTGTAATCTTGCTCGTCA